CACACCGTCTATCACGACGGCCTTCTGGAAGTCGTGAACCTCCCATCCTCGGGTCAGCATGTGGTGATAGCCGATGGTGCCCGCATACTTCGGCTGCGCGTTGATGGCGCGCTCTACTCGCTGCTCGTGATTGCCCCGCAGGAATACGCGGCGCGGCTTGTAGCCCCGCAGCTTTTCCATCGGCTTGCAGATCAGCTCAAAACCTTGGTTTCCGGCTTCAATGTCGTCTTCGTAGCGAGCGCCTTCCATCTTCAGACTGCCCGCTTGGTCATGCTGAGACAGGCTCGGCATGTCCCAATGATCGCCCAAGTGAACGATCACGTCGGGTCTGCGGTCTACGATGTACTCGCCAATCCATCGGCAGTGGTCTAGCGGGACACCTTTGCGGCACTGCGTGTCGGGGATGCAGAAGTGATTCGGCTTGTCCCTCACGGCGGCGTGCGAGTCTGCACATGCTGCCCGTCGAAAATCACATCAGCCGCTTTGTTGAGGTAGTTAGCCAGCAGCGATCTATCCAGCGACAGGCAAATTACCCGGACCTTGCCCTTGGTGCCGTAGGTCCGAATGACGATGGCGCATTGGCCGTCGTCGGTGTTCGCGTATTCGCGCACCAGATCGGCGGCAGCTTGGTCAAGCTCCGCGAGGTTCATCAGTCGCCCTTCTCTAGCTCGGGCGTTCCCGGCGGCAGCAATGCATCTACTGCGACGCTGGCGGCGGCCTCGGGTTGCGCTAGGTCTATTTGTGAGATAGCCAAACTTGGAACGTTCGTTCCAGAATTGAGAACATTCAGCCCGTCTAGCTTGAAAATGTCATGCAGCGAGTCAAGCCGCTGGATCAGCGCACCCGAGGTAACGAAAACCTCGCGATGCGCCTCCATGTTCCGGCCTGCGTGCCATTCCAGAACCACGCCATTGTCGGCGCGGGTTAGGGATAGGCGCTGGTAGCCCATAGCCTACGGAAACGCCTTGCCCGAAGCCCCCTGCTCAACCTGCACCGGGTAGTAGCCTGCGGCCTTCCACGAGTCTAGCAGCGCCGGAATGTCCGTTGTGCTGGCTCGCAATGCGAGGGTGCCGCGAATGGCTGTCACAGACTTTCGGTCGAAACCGTGACCGTCAGGGTTCAGTGAGGCCGAATAACCCTGCGCAGCGTCGCCGGGGGAAATCGGGCTGTAGACGTTGGAGTAGTTATAGGCGACGTTTGCCGACATGACAGGATCGGTCGAAATCTGCGGGAACACCGCACGTGCATCGTTGAAGTAGAAGCCGTAGACAAGCTGGCCGGGGCCGCTATAGCCCTTGTTGTAGGCATCGACAGCAGCCGAACCAATCGAGCCATCGGCGTACAGCGACAGGTCGCCGCTGGTGGCAACCACGGCGGGTTTGACGATGGGGCCAGGAGGCGGCGCAACCTTGCCAGAGCGGCTATGCGCGACGAGGATAGAGCCGTCAAGGATGACTGCGCCGGTAATTCGGCCTGAATCTAGCGCGTCTTGAATTGCTGACTTGAGTTTATCTGCCATCTGGTACTCCTAATTTGAATCCCGGCCATCGCAGTTGAACCCCGACGCGGCAAGGTATGCCGACGCTCCGGGCCTGACGTGGCCGGGAATTGGTGGGCATGGGCTGCCCTCACTCTTACCTATACGCTTTTGTGGTGGTATTTTTCCCCAAAGCCGCGTGCGCGCTCCCAAGCCTGAGTTGCGCGGTCCATTTCCAGAACAAATACGCCGTGCGCCAGCTTGCGGATTGCGTAGTAAACGTCCTTGGAAACCTTGAAGTGTTTGGCCCGAGTCTCGCCGCGCTTGCAATGCCCGTAGCGCAGCAGCAGGAAGGCGTCAGCGACCGCGCCGCGCATCCATGCCTTGTCAGCTTCCTTGGGCTTTAGTTCGTCGCACATGACCGCAAACAGGGCCGACATGAGCGGGCGGTGCCAGAAGCCGGATTGCGCCACATACGCCTCCAAGACTTCAGGAACGCAGCCCCGCGCCCGAGAGAAGGCCAGCGCTGCCATGTCTTGCGTGGTGTCCTTTCCGGCTTCAATGCCAGCGAGCAGCGAACTGAAGTTGCTTTCCCCCTCAATCCTCGCCAGCCGTTCAATCGGGTCCGGGTTGGATGGCTCAAAGACTTCTTTCGCTACAGCCGCCATGTGGTTTGCCCCTATGCCGCCAGTCTTGCGCCGATCAATGCCGCTGCGTCTTCTATGCTGCGGATGATGTAGACCTTGCCGCCTTTCGCGGTGATTGCTGCGTGGAGTTTTGTTTGTTTTGGTTCCAGCTTGCCCTTCGGTGCCTTGAACTCGATGGCGATCCATAGGCCCATGTGGAGAAGGTAGCCGTCTGGCGCTCCGTCGCCTTGCCTTGCGGTCGATACGAACAGCTTGCCCGAGCGCTTCCAGAAGTTGACGCACTCGGGCTGCACGGCATCGACTTTGGCGGCGTATCTCATGCGGCAGCGCCAGTGAAAATATCTGACTGATTCAGAGCGTTCGCCAAATTGCATGCGGCCTGTTTGTAGTAGCTCGCCTTGAGTTCGACGCCGACGAAGCGCCGGCCAGCCTGCACGGCAACATAACCCTCGCTGCCAATGCCGGCGAACGGCGACAACACTACGTCATTCGGATTCGTCCAAAGGTCAATGCCGCGTCGGATCACTTCGAGTTGCAGCGGACAGATATGCCGCTCGTCGTCATGCTCGCGTGCGCTGCGATATTGCAACGTGTCACTCGGATCAATGTCGCCCCACACCGGAGAGGCGATCTTCTGCCACTTGTCCACCGGGTAGTCGGCTGGATCGTGCGTAACGCGGTCGACCACATCGCCCGGTGCGCGCATCGTCACCAGATAATCGGCGATGCCCTGCCGACTCATGCTGGCGTTTCCACGAACAGTCTTGTGCAGCAGCCCTAGCGCCTTCGTGCGCTGCATGGCTGTTACAGGGTCTTTCCAGATGCAGACCTCGGAGTGGTAGATAAATCCGTGGCTCTGGAATGCGCGAATCAGATCCCCGCGAAAGTCTTTCAGGCCAATGTAGCCGTCGCGCTCCTTGCTCGTCGGAAGCTGCATGCAGTGAAACGACACGTCACGGCATGGCTTCATAACGCGGCGCAATTGCGCAATAAGGTGGTCGAAATGCTCGAAGAATTCCGCATCGTTGCGGCAGTTGCCCATGTCGCGCGGGCTATTGCTGTAGGTGTATAGCGACGCGAACGGCGGCGAGAAGATCGAATAGTCGATACTGGCCTCGGGCAGTCCTTGCAGGACTTCCACGCAATCCCCATGGTAAAGCGCGTAGTTCGCGCCGATGGTTTGGTCGATGCAGTTCATGCGGCCTCCGATGTGAGCCACGCAGGCGTCTGTACGGTCGCGCGTGGCTGGTATGGGTTGGATTCTCGGACCAAGCCGAGAACGGATTTTTGGACAGCGGCCAGAGTTTCAGCCGACAGCGAATCGGCCATCGTCTTGGCGTCGGCCTCTTTGCGCTTGAGGTTGGCAACAATCGCGCCCTCAAGGTGGCTGGCGAATATGTGCGCGTGAACCTCGTGCGACTGGCCGAAGCGCCAGCAGCGGCGCACGGCTTGGTAGTAGGCTTCCCATGAATCGGTTACGCCGACGAACCCGATGCGAGCGCAGTGCTGCCAGTTCAGTCCCCATCCGCAAATCTTCGGCTTGCTGATAAGAACCCGCGCGCGGCCTTCGGCGAAGTCGCGCAGGCGCTGTTCCTTCACGTCCGCATCGTCGCTGCCGGCGACTTGGGTAGCGTCAGGAATTGCGGCCTGCAATTGGTTGCCTTCGTCGTTGAGGTCGCACCAGACAATCCACGGCTGGCGATCGGCATTGACCATCGCTGCGCAAGCCTCTATGCGGGCCGCCATGCTTGACCGGCGTGCATCGCGGCGCTCGCTCATGCTCGATGCTTCGAGCGCGAACAGCATTCCTGGCAAGGCTTCCATGGCGCTTTCGACGTGATGCTCGTGGACCGTCAGCGGCGGCAGGACGTACAGGCCATCATCGAAACCCAAGTCGGACGGCTTGCGCACCATGGCGGCCCAGGTTGCTACCCATTTCCAGAACAGGTCGCGCGCGTGGCCCTTCAATCGCCAGTCTTGCGTCTTGGCCGCGTCGTGAATGAAATACTCGGCCAGCATTTCTGTCTGCG